AAACGGGATAGTTACCGCACGAGGAAATGACACCACCGCACCAATAGGCACGCCGTCGCCGCCTGTCTCTTTCCATTCTGACCAATTTGAGCCATTAAAAAAGCGTGTTTTGATTTTGTTATCATTTGCTTTACGTGCAATTTGACGCACCGCATTTGTTGCCCCACCGCTAACTACTTCAATATGCCATTCCCCATTTTCGGGTAGATTTTGACCGCTTGCTAAGTAATAATTGCCATCGGTTTTATAGCCATTGGCATCGCCTTGTCCTTGTTCTACTTTGAAATTTCCAATACCATAGCCAGCAAGTGTATTAGGCTTGCCTTCAATATCCGTATTAAATTGCGGTTTTGCCCCAGCGTGATAGATTTTTTGATTGTTATATGACAATTCCCCATTTGCCCGAATACGAATGGTGCCGATAACTCGGTTACTTTTTTTATACTCTATCCAGCCGTCGCCATCATTTGCCCCCATATTTAAGAGGTGATTAGCATTTGCATAAGTTTGCGAATCAGCCACCCCAATGCCACGAAACCCAATGATTTTAGATTCAAAACTTTTGGTACCTTGAATCGATTCATTGCCCCTTAATCCTACTTTGCTCTCTGCGGTAGTTTTGGCTTCTACTGCTTTGTCATAGGCGGTTTTGACGGCCGCACTGTTTGCAACTGTGTCTGCACTATTGCTATTTACTGCAGAGGATTTTTTGCTGTTGGGGATAACATTGTCAAGTGAGCGAGTATTGGAGTCAATCAGTTGCTTGAGCTGATAGGCGGTTTTAGGCGTTAATGCTAAATCTTCACGTTGGCTATTGTAGCCTGTGTAGAGTTGGGTTATTCCTTGTTGTTGCAAGGTTGCTTTAGCGATTTCGTGGGTATGACCTTGCTCATCAACAAAATTCACTGTGTCTGCCGTTAGACTTTTCGGATGACTATAGCCTTTTGATAATGCCAAAATCGCATCACGCAATGAATTAACATTTTCTTCTGTTGGCTCGATATTGGCTTTTTCCAACACGGCTTTTAATTGATTAAACAACCACTGGTCTTTTTTGTCGTTCATTTGTTGAACATAGTTAAAGTCTTGCACTGTTGGCGTATCATCGCCTAAATGCGCCCAGCCTGCTTCATAATTAGTTTGAGAGAAGTCGGTTAAATCGCCGTTTTTCGCCCAAGTAATTCTTTTGAATAAATCGATTAGTTTTAACTTCATTTGTTATCCTTATGCGTTTATAAATTCTACCGTTACCTTTACACCTGCTGCCGTGGGAATCCACAAAACCGGCTCTTGTTCTACTGCATCTAATCTATTTTTTGCCATTCGTGTAATCGTTATATGCACATCCGCATCCTGTCCTTCTGCGATTGAAACACGCTCTGCTAAAAATATAGCCCTACAGGCTTCGATTACATCATCAAGGGTGCCATGTGAATGATTGGCGATAACTTTCCATTTAATTAATCGTCGATAATGCTCATCGAGCATATAATTAAAATCTCTAGAATTAGTTTGCGTGGCTAAATCACGAATAGGGGCTCGACTAAAGGGTTTTGCCTTTGATTGACCAGAAAAACCGAAATACCAATCGCCATTTACTCTAGCGAAAGGACGTGGCATACCGACAATATCGCCTACGCCATCAAGTTGTTTTCCTATAGCGGTATCAATATGCCTTTCTGTAAGCATTTGCTTTAAGGTTGCTTGAATTTCGTGATGCGGTAAAAGAAGAAGTGATAAAAATGCGTTTAAGTTAGGCGAGTAATTAAATTGAGAAAGTAATCGCTCTCGCCCTAACTGCTTAAAATCATCATTAAGTGCGGTTAAAATATCTTTCATATTTTCTCCTAACTCATCACAATGATAGACGGATCGAAAATCGCTTCTTCATCAGGTGCGATGGTAATATTCTGTTCTTGGTATCTTGGCTCTGGATCGGTAATATTATTCGTTTTACCTATCTGAACGGTAACTTTTCCCACGCCTTGAACCGCAATGCAAGCAGCAATAAGGCGTTGATGAATTACATCTGCTCCCACGCCAAGTGATTTACCATATTTCAAGATATTGTTGAGTGCACTTACAATGTAACCAGCTCTCGCAATTTCATCTTCATCAACAAAGGTTTCAATGGTAACTTTTAACCAAATGTAACATTTAGTCGGACGACTAAATTTAATCAAGTGCGGTTGGTTTTGACTGTCTCGCACGGTAACTTCGGTTTGCCCGTGTGTGCCAATACCCAAAGGCTTAAATTTTAATAATGTCGATGCGATATCCGTATCTAAACCACCTTTGACTACCGCATACAGTGAACGCTTAGGAATACCATTAATCGTCTGATCTGCATCGTTTTCATAAATTCTCAATGAATGAACGCCCGCCACCTTGCTTAAATTGGCATAAAGTGAATCAATTGTACCGGCTCCATTTTGCCAAACACCACGATGATAACGTTGATATAATTCAATATCACTTTCTTCTAAACGACCGGATGCACCTTCAACAACATTGTTCACTTCAACAACGCCATCAATCATATTTACCAGTTCAATCATTTGCCCAATATCGGCTTTATCTTCACTAGGGCTTTCAGTGGAAAGCATACAACGCACGCCTAAGCGAGAAAGCGTAAGATTTTGGCTAACGGAGATAGAAAAGTGCGGTATAGATTGTGCCGAAATCTCAATAATTACATTATCATTACTCACATCGGCATAACTTATCGCTTTTAATTGATTGGCTAAACCTTGAATAATACTCGCACTTGATGAACGCATTGCTGTAAAACGATACGTCACACCATTAACTACGACGGAAAATACATCGCCCGTATTAATGGTATTTGAATTTAGCTCAATCCGTGCATAAGCAGCTTGATTTGAATCAATGCGTGCGTCTTCATCTGAATAATATAAAGTCTGTGTTGCTGCATTGCGCACTGCAGTATATTGGGGGATTTCAACGCCTGCATTGCCGTAAAAAATCACTGGCACCGTTGAATGCTCTGCTTGTAAACGAGTGACTCCTGTAAAAGAAACGGCGCGATCTAAATTTGCTCCAGTTGCGCTCATCGGATACATTGCACTATAAACGCTTTCGATAAGCTCCCATAAGGCTGCAAAGCGTTCTGACTCAATGTTTAACATCATTCCCATCACAGTTTCAGGTGACAAATCAATGTCTTCTCCAAACATTTTCTTCGCATTTTCATAAAGCTCTTTTAACTGCTCTGGCATACGCTTACGCACAAAGCCACTACGCGTTAATCCATAATTAGCCATTTCGTTTTATACTCACTTTGTCTTTTACTACACCTTCGTTGGTTCGTGCTGAAAATTGCACCGCCAACACCCGATCTTTTAGATGAAATTCAAGAGATAAACGCTCTACCGCTAGAATCCCTTTCACACCCATAATCTTTTTGCGAAAAATGGATTGAATACGTGCGTTATCAGGATTCTTTGTCAAAATTTCATCAAAATAAGGCAGTCCAATTGTTGTATCTAAAAACCACTCTCCTAAAAACGTTAAAAGCACAACCTTAATCTGTTGTGCTTTTTGATTGACGCCATCTACGAGTACTAGTTTACGATCTTTTATCATCAAATCGTGTTGTCCACTCAATTTTAAATCGATCATAATGGTGCCCCTGTTGTACCACCGCTATCGCCTTTGTGCTTGTGACTTTGTAATGACACACCATCTGCCATAACATCGCCAGTTGTCGTTAAAGAACCACTAACGGATACACTGCCACTGTTACCTGCCGTTGAAATACCGCCATTTACGATTACATTGCCGTTAAAGGTGCTGGTTGTCGCAGTCACAGTAAAATTATCCGTTGTTACCCTTACATCAGGCGAATTGATCGTAATATTGCCATTTGGTGCAATTTTGATTTTACCGCTGCCGTATTTAATACAAAGATTCTCAGCATCGGCATTTGGAGAGCGGCTATTACCGCCCATTACACAAAAGGCATCGGATAAATCAAACATTCTCGGATCGTCAGGCGCATCATTGCTTCCACTTAACCAATTTTCTAGAGATCGCTGCGAAAAAATCAGCAAGCAACCATCACCAACTTTCACTGGTAATGTCACTTGTGCCACCGCACCGTTAATGTCTGTCATAGGGAACATCACCGGCACGTTTACAATCTGCGGTGCATTTAATACTTCGCCATTGGCTAACCGCTTAGGAATAGAGGGTTGTACCGTTGCCCGCACCGTTCCCGCATCATAACTGACAATTTTCCCTGGCAATGACACATTAATTTCAGAAAGTGCGGTTAAAATATCCGTCATTTTTGCTCGTCCTTTTTCTTACGTTTTTTACGATGTTTACTTTGCGCTTTCATCTGCTCTTTGGTCGGTGCGTTTAAATCCACCAAATGCAGTTCGCTTTGCCAATCACCAGAATGACTATCACCCGAATGCTTGATTTTTTCCACGCGGAACCAATTTGTCACGGTCACACTTTCCAGCTTGATTTTGTCGCAAGGGTTTACCATAGGCAGTAACAGGCTTTTTACATTCCAACCGTCCCTCGCTTGCCGATCAAAGGCAAATTTCTCATCTTGCTTTTTATTTGGCGTATCCTGCTTCTTACTGCGTGCTGCTTCGCGTGTGCGTTCAGGAAAGCCGATTAGCCCGCTATCTTTTGCCAACACATAACCCGATCGCTTTGTCACGCCATTGCGGTTTACAATCTGCAGTTCGCTATTTTGGATCGACCACTCAAGCCCCGTTCCTGCAACGACTTTGTCTAACGCTTTACGAGCGGCACCGTAAAAACTAAAACCATTTGCCCAAGTGCGTGATTTCAAATTATCCGCGCCAACTACGGTTACGCCCATTTTTGCAGCAATATCATTAGTAATTTGCGTAGAACTCACACCACCGCCATAACCTAATGAAACCGCCGTATCGCGAATTTCTACCAAGCCATCTAAAACATAAAGCTCCGTCACCCAGTCTGCGCCTTGATGATAAGAATACGCCGTGGCAATATCCCCCGAGCATAACAAAACATTACCTTCCTGCTCATATCCTGCATACAACACACATCGCATATCTGGCTGCTCAATAGTTTTTCGTGTAGTGGATGCAAGGTTATAGATTTTAATGGTATTTTCGTTCGGCTCGGCTTCACAATCTTTTTCAATATCGAACTCAATACGCATTGGCGGCTCAATCACAATGGCATCTTTTTGCCCTTTCTTGCCAATCATCAATTTATAACTACGTAAAAAGCGATAACTCATTCATCCACTCCGATATAAATCAACACCGCCTTGCCATTGATAAAATCATCGCGTCCAATCGTTTGTAAATTATCATCACGCACCGCAATCAATTCCCCAAGTGGCAATTCATCACGGCGTACTGGCGCAATTAAAGGACGATTCGGCAAAATCACAATGCTTGAGACCAGTTCATCGTTATAAGCATTTTCAATAGTGAGCGACCAAAATCCGATTGTGTCGTTCCAAGAAAAGTGTAAAAAAAAGACTTCATCATCAAGATTTACTTCGGTAATAAAATCGTTTTTATTTGCAAGGTTTATTGTGATCATTGTTTTTTACCACTCCATTCGCCTAACTTCGTGATTTTTTGTGCCTGCGTATTTGTCGGCTTGCCAGTTTGTGCTTTGCCGGTTTTTGCTTTCGTCTGTCCCGCTTTGCCTTTTGCGTTTGGCGCGGCTTTCTCTGGTGGCACCTCTTCCTTGCGTAACGTCACTTTTTGAATTTTTCGAAATTCCGCACTAATATTTAACCGCTCGCCGTCATCACTGTTACGCTCAATCTCAAGGCTTTCAATAGCAAAATCTTCATACACATCAAGACCGGTAACAATCGTGACTAATTCCCGCTTAGCGTGTAATTCTCGCAACGTCTCTTTTGCTGCAATCAATTTATATTTCCCTAAGCCAACATTAAACAATGTTCCTGTGCCAGTAATCACGCCACTAAGGCTTAACCGCTCACTTTCCCGTGTAATGTGATCAGAAATTACCGTACCGTCTTCAATGGGATATTCCGTGATTTGGCTAGAAAGTGATGTGTTTTCGGTTAAAAGTGCGTCCAATTCCAATACGCCAATTGTCGTACGCTTGCCCGAAAGGGCTGAAAATAAAAGGTTTACTATGCTCATAATTTACTTTTAAGCCTAATAAAAAACCCCGAACACTCCCAATGTTCGGGGTTTTGTTTTTTTAAAGTACGGTTAAAATCAACCGCACTTTTTTACCCAGCATATTCAATCGCTCCCATTCCAAACGATGTAGATGAACCACGGCTTAATTTGTCTGATACCGCATTAGCCACACCGCTAGGATTAGCGGAGCTTTGAATATTGAAGTTATTGGTTTGCGTCATATTCTGATTAGGTGCGAAAATAGGACGACCGCCATAGCCTAACCGCTGTGGCGATACGTGACCGCTTACTGGTGTAGTTAAGGCTTCGCCGCTTAGCTTAACTTCCGCTTTCGCACCGTCAGAAAACAAATCTCTAATCCAGCTCGGAATAAGCGAATTAAACCAGCCTACCACAGTATCGATAGATTTTTGCCACGCATTTTTAAACATCGTCGTCACGCTATTCCATTTTTCGCCAGCATCTTTCTTTACATTATCCCAGCTCTCCGCTGCTTTATTTGTGATGTTATCCCACATTTCGCTTGCACCAGTGATGATACTTTGCCAAATCTCCGCCGCTTTTGTGGAAATGGCTTCCCACGCAGCAATGGCAAAGGCTTTCACTTCATCCCAATACACAACAAGCAAGATAACCAAGCCAATTACCGCACTAATCGCAAGCAAAATTGGGTTACTTGCTACCGCCATAAACATCGCGCGACCGATCGCAAAAATACCTTTTACCACAGTGCCAACGACAGATTTAAATATCACGCCAAATTTGACCGCCCCACGTTTCAAAAGCGAGAATGCGCCACTGCCGACACGGGAAAATAATTTAAAATGTTTTTGCGCCCAGATAAATGGAGATGCAATCCCTTTCGCTACCTTAATAAAAGGTTTGGCTACAAACATTACGGATCTAAATCCACCTTTCAACAATCCGAAAAATGCACGGAATGGGGAAAATAACGCCCATACAGCGGAGAGAATACCGCCCAGCACCATTAGCCCAACAGAATAAAGCGGTAGGAATTTCAAGCTTAATCCATCAATCATATCGCCCGCACTAGACCAAGCACCGGCATAATCCCCATTAATTAATGCGCGAATAATCCGCACCATACCGCTTACCGTATTAATGAGATTTCTCACGGCGGCAATAATATATTCTAAAACGTCAGTAGCAAAAGCCTGCCAAGAGTCAAAATTAATCTCAACGCCCGCCATTCGGCTTAAATCTTTTAATAAACCACGAACATTGATCCAGAGCTTATCCGCCAGTTTACCTAGCGCGGCGAATTTATCCGCCCAAACTTCATAGCGTCCAACTAATGCCCCAGTAAAGGATAAATCTCCCTGCGTCCAACCATAAATGTCTTCTAACACCAAGGCAACGACACCCGCCGCCGCAGCCATCGCTAAGTAAGGTGCCACCGCACGTGCGCCCATCATTAACAATTGACGCAAGCTCTTTTTCGCCGCTGCCAGCGCAAACATCAGCTTACCACCGATTACCGTACCAGCTAAAAAGCCCACTAAACGAATGTTTTCTGTCACCCATTCAGCAGCATTATAGAAAGCCGCGCCGAGTTTAGAGACTTTATTGACCGCCACATCAATCAATTGACCGGCTTTATTTTTCAGAATCGTCATACCGCGCCCAAAATTTTTCGGCATCTGATCGAATTCTTTTTGGATTTTATCCGCTTGTTTTAGCAGACCTTGTGCGAGTTCTTTTGATGTGAGCTTACCTTCTTTACCTAGATCTTTTAATTGCCCAATCGGCACGCCAAAACTATCAGCAATGGCATTCGCTAAACGTGGGGCTTGTTCAATAATTGAGTTCAGCTCATCGCCACGTAATGCACCCGAGCCTAAGGCTTGACCAAGCTGCATCAAGGCGGCTTGCTGCGCCCCCTGATCGCCGCCGCCAATCGTCATCGTTTGCCCAATGATTTCCGTTAAATTTAACGTATCATCAAGACTTAACCCCAAATCCCCTGCACTTCGATTCACTTTTGAAAATAAATCCGCACTGGCGAGATAGTCTTGTCCGGAACGTTGTGAAAGGTCGAAAATCTGACTCAATGCATATTTATGTTCTTCAACAGATTTTGTCGCCAATTTCACACGACTATCCACCGCAGCCCAATCGTCCGCAATCTTAATCACATTGCCGCCAGCAATCATCGCAAAATAACCAGCAACAAGGTTACGTAGAGAAAGCATTTGATTTTTAGCGTCTTTCAGATTATTACCGACCTCTTTCACGCTCACGGCAGCCCCTGAGAATTTAGCGCGTAATCCATCGACTGCATTATTCAGGTTGCTACGAATGCCTTTTGCCGCCTGTTGAGTTTGAACAACATAAGCCTTTAAACCGGAATTATCGACTTTATAACGCAATAACGTTACCAGCTCACGTATAGCATTCATCGGTTTTTCTCCATTTGTTTTGCTTCCATCGCATCTACCGCATCTAGTAAGCGATTAATCTTCAAAAGCTCGCCCATATCCGTCAATCCTGCCGTATTAAGCTCTGTTAGTGTAACTTTACCGGCTAAAAAAGGACGCCAAGCGATCATCTCACTTAGCGTCTGTTCGCTGTATTTACCAACGCTTACGCTTTCTTCACAAGCTCTTGCACCGACCCAAGACGGGCAAGAAATTTCGTAAAAAAACTGCTGAAATTAAGTTGTAAGATGAAAATTACCAACTCAATAAGCTCCGACATATCATCAAACACCAAATCAAAATCAGTTTTGCTAAGTTTTTTATCTGTCCCATTGTTGAAATCATCACGCTGCACCGTCACTAGTTCAGGTTTAATTAGCATATCAGCTAGTTTAACTAACTCTTGGCCGCTTAATTGCTGGCTTAAATCTTGTAAACCTTGCGCAAAATTCGCCGCACTTTTCTGTGCTAATTCGGCTAACTGAGCTGACGTTGCATCTTTCGGTTTTTCATCGCTAAATCCGATTACTTTCGCCAGTGACGGTACAAGGGTTTTCTGCAAATCGCCAAAAATGCGTAACTGATCCATTACCGAAAACTTTTGCACAAAAAAAGTGCTTTCGCCAATTTGAATTTCACTGCGTGCCATCAGTCATTTCCCCCTACAAATAATTTACCGTCCGCAGTTTCAAGCGTCCACTCGCGAGAACCCACTTCTTTTCCAAGCTCAAGTTTCGCCGATTTAACCACCCACGCCGTGCTTGCAGCGAATAATGAGCGACCACGCAAGTCTTTTACCGCAATTGGAAAGGTTGCGTTTTTACTCACTTTATCCGCTGCATAGAGTTCACTTAACACATCATTGGTATCACTGGTTTGTAATAACGTTAATGTTACTTTTTTACGTGGATCGGCACTGGTTGCACGTGCTACTTCGCCATCTGCACCAGCAACAGATGATACGCCGTCAGACATTTCTTCAATATCAATAAAGGTTCCATCTGCAAAGCCAGAAACAATAACCGCCCCGATCACAATGCTTACTTCATCGGGCGCATAAGTTGCTAAAGCCATAAAATTCTCCTAAAAAATGACCGCACTTTAGCGGTCTGTTAATGATTAAAGACTGTAAGCCAGATTGCCCTTGATTTCTGTTAAGTGAATAGCACCGGCTAAACGTGCCGAGAATTTCACATCTTGCAATAAACGCTTACCTTTATTGTTATTCGACACCTTCGCCGCCAGTGGAAGGGAAATCACATAACTTGGAATTTCCTTGTTATTATCATCCAATTCTGTCGGCGCAATACCGCCACGTGCTACACCTAAATCTAACGCCTGACGCACTGCCGCACCAATTAATTGAATACCTTTATCGGTGTAAGGCACTTTGCCGTAAGCATTGATTAAGACGGATGTCACATTAATTTGTACTTCCTGCACCAACCAATCACGGAAACGGATAATATCGATCCATTCCCCAGCTGCGACTTTGCCGCCTTGCGTTACCGCAAAGCTATCGTTAAATTTCTCAAATGTCGTTGCGTTTTTCTTCGAGCAAGCTAAGTATTCGCCTTCCATTAACGGCGAATAAGATACGCCAGCAAGTTTTTTCAAGTTCCACGTTTCTGACCCCGGATAGAATGTGAAGGAATAGCTCATTAAGGCAATTTCTGGGTATTCTTCCGTTGCTTTATGGGAATACATTACCGCCGAGCGGTAATATTGTTTCGCTTCAAGTTTGCTCGCAATATCGGTTTTCTCCACCGATTGTGGCAATTTTTCATCAGCAGAGGCGGTAACAAATAATTTACCATTGGCTTCTGCCCACGCCGCCGCCAACATCACATCTGCGTCTTCACGCGAGACTAACGCCAAGCCATACCAGCTGTTATTTTCTCGTGCGACCGCAGCAAGCGCATCCGTCACGCTTTCATCTTGTGCTTTACGTCCGATAAACACCTGCGCCACGTGTGACGGCTGCGCAAAGGCGGTAGCCACAGCGATATAAAGCGGATTGTTTGATTTTAAGCCTAAATCCAATAATTCATTTGGATCGGTGACTACCAGCAAACGTGCTGAATTATTCAGCGTATGTTCGCCTAAAATTAATAAATCACTAAAAGATTTACCGGCGATTGTGGTTGTATTTAAATCAATAGCCACATTTACCAAGCGATCAATTTTCGCCATTTTCATTTACCCCTATTAAATTTTTCTCAGAAGCACGTCCTATGTTTGCCGTCACTTCCACTTGTTCAATAATACCCACAATATCCTGCACACTAGCCGCATAACGAATTTCAAGCTCTACCATTGCCCGATCTTCATATTCACGCTGTTCATTTAGAAAGGCTAAATGGGTAATCCGCCCAATGCGAATCAATGCCACGCCATCATTTAACCAACGCTCACGACAAGACTGCGTAGATAAGCGCATACAAACATCTCGCAATATCTGTAAACTGTTTCCACCGAAATAATTCAACTCAAGCACGGCATCAATATGAGTTTTTACCGTCTGATTGCCTTCATCATTTACCGCCGAATAATGAAAATGTTCTGGTGTTCTCTCAAACTTCAGTTCATAAGTAAAAAATGGCTTTTCCGGCTCACGCCCATTTTCATAGGCGCGAATAAAAGGGCGATCCGATAGATCGCCCAATAAATCATACAAACGCTCAAGCATATTATTTTACCCGTATAGCCACGTAGCGATGATGTGACAACACACCACTGTGATAACTAGCTCGTGAAATCACTTCGTATCGCTCGCCGTCAAATAGCACTACCGCACCATTGTGTGCATTCTCTCCAGCCACCGTTAGTTTTTGATCGGTGTAAATTTTTACCGCACTTGAAACGCGCCGCCCCTGCATTGATACCACTAGGCGATCCATTTCAGCACCGTTTAACGGCTGAATGGATGCCATTAACATCTGCTCGATTTCGCCACCGTTTACCCACTTGCCTTTCACATACTCTCCGTCAGAACGCACAAGTATTTTATAAGGCTTGCGAAAAGAAGATTGAGAAGAAAATATCTGCATCAGATTTCAACCTTATAACGAATTGAATTGACTAATTGCGAGGTATCTACGAGCGGTTTACTACTTTTCTTGCGCTTACGCGTAGAAGGTGCATTCGGTGTCCAAGGATAAGACGTTAGGGTCTTTTTCTGCTTGTCTTGATACCATTGCCCAAGTTTTGAAAGCTCTTGCACCAAGTCGCCACCTTTCGCCACATTCGCGACCACACGCCCTAAGTATTGCGCCACTGCTTGTTGGTTGTCTTCAAAGGTTTGACGAATAAAAGGACGAGACGGGATATGTGCCGTGCCATATTCATTCCAAATACCAATATCTACCAAGTTTTCGCCTGATTCAGAATGAACGCCTGCATCCGCTTGAACGCCTACTTTTACGCGTGCTTTACCGATTTTGTTTATCAACTCAAGTTCTTTTTCAAGCCCTTTATTGTTGATTTTTATCTTAACCACGCTAGACACAATAACTCCCTACGGTAATCGCACCAAGGCGCACGCAAATATTGTTTAGCTCGTTATACTTCGCCAAAAAGCGTTCAGCGTTGCCGCCTTTATCGCCCCCTGAAAAATATTCACGTTCTAAATCGCCTTCACGTTCACGCCGTAAACCCGCCGCATTTACCCCGCTTTCAATCGACTGAGCCAACAAATAAGCCGCATACCACGCCACCGCCTCATCTTGTTTGTCATCAGATAAACAGTCTGGACGTTTATTATCAGCCACGCTTAACGCCTTATTTACCATATCTTCAGGCATTTGTTGGCTTAATGGGTAAAAGAGATTAAGTAACGAGTATGCGCTCATTTATTACTCCTGCTTTTTACTTTTGCCGTCTTTTTTCGGTTCTTCCGCTTTCGGCGTTACGTCAATTAATACGCCACGTTCAATTAAACGATCAAGCCCTACCGCATCATCGGCAATTTCCACCTCTTGATTAGGGGCGATAAACTCGCCGCCAACACGAATTAAACGGGCTTCAATATTACGTACAATCATCGCTAAACCTCCGCTTTGGTTGCCGATAACGGATAACGTAAGAACACGCCGCCCACACGAGCCACACAGTTCACAACAAGCTCTAAATTGCGTTCTTGTGCTGGTAACTGGGTAAAATCTTGCGGCGTTTCAAGATTTAAGTTATCAAGGGATTTTTCATAGCAAATAGCTAAGTTCTTATTCCCTGTGCCCGCTTTCTCTAATTCCCATAAGCCCTGAATAGTTAAGTTAGGATGTTTACGCTTGAAGAACGTCAATACGTCCACTTTGTCAGCCGTGTTCATATACTTACTGGATAACGTCTGATAATCTGTTAGCGACAACAATAAGTGTGTTGGCTGATGCACGCCTTTTGATTGCAACACGACGGTATCGTGTAGATTGTCCAAATCCGCTAGCACCGCATCCGCCGTTGCAGTTTTCCAGCCACCAGTTACCGAGGTTTCTCCTAAATTCGGGTGGTTAATAAAGCCGTTTAAACCAAATTCTTTATCTCCTAACAAGGCAATTTCGTTCATCTTTACTTCCACCGCACGACGCGCTGCACGAGCTTTAGAAGACGGTAAATCCGTTTGATTAGCTGACGCCGCTTTCAACTCTTGTAGATTGTAGCCATAAGCAGCACCGATGTTTTTCACTTTTACTGCACGTTCTGTCATCGCCACATCCGCACGCGGTAAATCATCGGCATAGTTGGCAACGACTTTAGCCATGCCGACCATATCGTAAATGCATTCAGTCACGGTTTCTGCCCATTCAGGGGATTCAGAAGAGACTGGGACGAGCGATAAGCCATTCATACCCGGTAATTTTTCTTCATAGATTTTGTTGCGCACAAACTCTAATTGGCGTTGCGTAAACAAGCCCGCATCTTGGTTAAATACACCCACCGCATTTAAACAAGTATTAATCGCATTCAACTCAAATGCATCTTGACGAATATCTGTCATTATTTTTCTCCAATAAAAAAGCCCCAAGTTTTCACTTAGGGCATCGTTAAACATTGAATAATTAAGCTAACTCGACTAATGCGAGCTTGCCATATTTACCGCAATCCACTACGGCGGTTTTAAAGGTTGCATTCGGTAATGCCGTACCAGTTTTTGCCACCTTGCCTGAAGCAGGGTCAAAACTTACCGCACTTCCTGCCGTAATCGCTTCGCTGTCTTTCACTACACACCACGCAACCCCTTTACGCAATACGGAAACCGCATCAAATTTCGCATAACCGCCTACTACAGCATGGGAATGTAACGCAATGCCAATGGGCTTAGTGCCACCTAATTTAGCTTGTGTGGCACTCGTCCCTTGCGTAATCACTACGCCGAATGGGATTTCATTTTCTGCTGCAAAGGTTTCGACTAAATCGTAACGGCTGTCGCCTTTCATACCAGCAAAGGCTTTTTGTTGTAATTGATCGTACATAGACATCGTTTTATGCTCCTATTGGTTACGACTTGCAATCATTGCCGCACGACCAGTTAATTTCGTTTGGCTATCCTGCGTGAATGTGGGTTGATTTGTGGCTGATGGTGTTAATTGCTGACGCTGCACACCTGCCGCATCCGCTCGTTGTTTGGCATCGCTTACCGCAATATCAAACGCCGCTTCAATATAACCATCGGATTTTTGCGATAAATCCGCATTGTCTTGACGAATTGCCTTAATCACAGCCTCACGCAACGCACGGTCGGTACTATCAGCTTTCACTTCCACCTTATGCACTTTCGCTACGTTTTCTAATTCAACACGCACCTTGGCTTGACTTACCGCATCTTGTTTAATTTGTTCAACCTGCGTTTCAAGCTCTTTCACTTTCGCTTCTGCCGCATCTGCGCGTGCCGCTTCTTTGTCTTTTGCTGTCACTGCGTCTTTGGCGTCTTGTTTTAGTTTATTTAATTCAACAATCACTTCGGGTGCGGCTTGATACGTAATGCCGCTATCTAAGCGAATGTCAGAAAGCGTTGTTTGAGTGTTACTCATCGGATTTTCTCCATCTTCGTTAAATTCCACGGCATCTGCCGCATCTAAATTAAGTGCGGCATTGCCTGCACGCCCAACTGTCACAATGGCTAAATGGTTAGGACGAATATTACGCTGGATCACATCATACGGCTCGCCGTCTTCTGTTGTACCGCTCGTCTCGTCAATATCTACCTTATAGCCAACCGACAATTCTTTTTTTCCAAAATCAACGGCTTTCGTATTGTGAATCACAATATCTGCCGTTAAATTTTGCCCATCTTGTTTACCTTCCGTTAAGATAGAACCCACCACCAAATGCGCATTATTTTTCGTCACAAGTCCGTGATGATCTTCTGTAATCGGCAATCCCTTGTAAGCGCGTAAACTATCCGCCTTAAATACTTCATCAGGCGGACGATATTCACGCCGAGTTTTGCCATTAGGAAGCTCATAAACAAACACCCCACTTCTTGTCAGAATAGGGGTGTCATAAATAAAACCGTTATCATCTCGCCGTGCCTGAATGCCACGGCGGTCGTATCGCATTACCATATAATGATCTCCAAAAATTGAAATTTAAATTCAATGCTCTATAATACAGAAAACCATAAATCGTAGGGCATAGCACGTTTCGGACGTTAAGCAGGTGCCAGAGTGAACCAAGCACTATGTGAGATTTATGGTTTTTTCTTTTTCCGAATCCACATTGTTTTTACTGCAATTTTCTTATGGCGTTTTCTAACTTCTTGAACGCAAAAGATTTCATCTCCAATTTCTTTGCGTAGTAAAAACATTTCATTTCCAGCATCACTTGTCCCAGTGTAGTCAATACTATCAAATGACGAAACAATCTGCGGCAACATCAAAATATCGGCTTTTGTTACCGCTCTTTGCCCACGCTTATTTTCAGCTTTCTCATTTCCGTGTTGCTTTAGAATATGGCGTATACTCGATTCATCAATGCTATGCTGCCAACCGCTTATATCTAATCCAATACTTTCTTTAGCAAGCGTAACTAAGGCAGGACCAACCGAACCAAAATTAGAAAATGACTTATTTCCACCACCGGATAATGAATTATCAAACAACTCATCTAAGTTCATTTTCCCTGTTTTGATTGTTGAAATAGGATCTATCGGTTCAGCGTCATCTCTCCCAAGATCTTCAAATTCAGGGAATACCGCCTCCGCATAGCAACGACATAAAATAGGCTCCCCCGGATGTCCGTCATCAGGTGGATTATCCCAATCAAATTGTTTACCCTCACGATCAACGTGGTGCGCCCGCTCACGCTCATCAAGCATACCGCGCCAAATATACGACTTCACGCCGATATTTTGCTGGCGCAACTTCGTCAAATGACCGTTTAACTTGCCAATTTGGTCACGAGCAATTAATGTTGCACGTTTCTCGTTGGTGTTAAGGATAGACTTCACATCATCTACCACGCTTTCCCAACGCCAACCACCGCGCACCGCTTGAGTAAAGCGACTACGCAATTTTTCTGACGTCTGCGTAGGAAGGCTTTTTATTAGGCGGATATTTTCCCATTCCGCAATTTTTAACGCATCATCAAGCCAAGGTTCAGTCGTGAAAACATCGACGCTATAAACTGATTTCAGCACTTTATGAAACTGCTTGCCGTTAAAGTTCGCCGTCTGATGAATATAGCCACGCACAAATTGCGTAATTTCTTTTTCATCAACAAAAATCAATACTGCTTGCAATAATTCAATAAGCCAACGTTCAAGCGTATCAGAAAAACTATCTTGTCGAATATTTGCCTGAAAGTGCGGTCGAATTTCAACGAGTTTTTGATCAACCATCGTATTAATGTTTCTCGCCAAGCCACGTAAATAACCCACATATTCACGCTCAATTGCGTGAGGAAACAACCACACCTTTGGCTTTCTGTTCTTCTTGATACTTTTCAACATCATCGTCATCTACCTGTGGCAATTTGTCCGCTTGAATGCCAAACTCTCCAGCAATCTGTACTCGCAATTCTTCTGTGGATAACGCACCCGAATCAACCAAATTAATTAAGCGATCAAGCTCGATTTTCGCTGCATCCGCATTCGTTTTACGCACATCGGCTATTTCTTTGTCAGTTGGTGTATTAAGCGATGGGAATTTGATTTTCCAGTTCTCAAACGGCTTAATATGCTCTTGAAACATCAATAGTTCAATCAGCTTTTCAAGCACTGGCTTGATTTTATGTTGTTGAATACTTTCGACCAAATCGTAATAGCTTTCAAAATCGCTCTGTCCTGTGGCGTTCATACCTTTAGCTGACTGCCCGAATAAAATCGCCACTGGAATATTCACATCAGCCGAAATCGCTACTTTAAATTCATCAAGCACATCAACAATCCCGCCTAAATCCGCATTGAGAATGTTGTAATCGTCTTCGCTATCAACAGCTACGCCATTTAACAGACTACGCCCACGTTCAACAAGATTGATACGCTCTCGAATAACAGGCTCTAATCCATTATCAATTGCCAATGCAAGCCCTTTCATTTTATGAACCGCTTGCTGTTTGCGTTCAAGAATTAACGAAGCCCACATCAATGATTTTTGATAATCACGAATTTTTGGATAAACCGATCTAACCGCACTGCGCCCAATCCAATGTAAGCCATTTTTTAGACGTTCTGGCAATGAATCGCCGCCCATAAATAACAAACGGCTTTCATGGATTTCTACCTGACTATCAAGCGAACCAGCAATCGTACCGATATTTAACCGATAACTGGAATAGCGACCATAATTTGGCTTGGTTGGATCGGAATAGCGATTAGCCGTAGGCGAAATTTGACTTAAATCAAACACTCGCACTTCATCGATACGTGTAATGCGACTTGGCTCTAACGGCTCACTTAATCGCGCACCGTCATCGGTCAATAAAACCATAACCGCACCACCAAAAAACCGCGACCAACGCACCATATCTGCCAATGCGGGCAAAATCTTCAACCGTTCAATCTCATTGCTAATCGCATCATCTTGATCGCCTTGAATTTCAATCGAACGTGAAATCGCCGCATCTGCTGGCATATCGACCACCCGTGCGGCTAAACCACCTAACTCATATAACGTTAAATCAAAAAGTGCGGTTGAATTTGCAGAATTTCTTGCAAAGTGATTAATCCCCAAGGCTTCGGCGTAGCCGTCTTGATTAAATGCCATATTAACTTCCTAACCCAATGAAACGCGACAATACATCTTCTTTCGGTGCGAAACACATTACCAACGCATCCGCCTTATTCGGTGACGGAATGCCACGCTTTTTCATATCTTTCTTACTTTCTACTTTTACACGCCCATTACCGTCATAATCCACATAAGGGCGTGCCAATTCTGCTTTTAAATATTCCAAATCCCTTATATCGGAAGAAAGACTAATCATCTCATCAACGGGATATTGCTCTTCATACGTTATCGCCCGATAGGTTTTATAGAAACGATCGCGCAAACACCACCACGCCTGAGCCTTAATATTGGCGAACATATCGCGATTGGTTTTACCATAAACATATTCCGCATCAGGTTCAAACACCGCACCCCCAGCATTAAAGCCATTAATACGAATGGATTTATCGTCTAGGCGATGATAGTGTGCTTTTACACCGGCACCCACGCCGATGCTATCGTAAACAATTTCATTTGCGCCAAATTCCAATGCATTAAGCCGAGTTCTGTCTGCACTACCAATCACATCTTCGCCGTGCCATTCATCAACACGCAACACCACGGAGCCGTGAACAAACGCATTGGCGTTACTATCCACGCCGTCATCTGCAACATCAAAGCCCACAATCTTGCGACCGGCAGGCAAAAAGCCCAATTTCTTATGCGCATCAACTGCACATTCAATCCATACTGGCTTAATGATAACCTTGTCACTATCAGCAACTGGCTCACCTAGCCAAATATGCCGATACAGTTCATAGTCACGCTCTTTGCATTCTTCCATTTCAAGGCGTAACGTTTCAGGGAAATAAGGGTTTTCATCGTAGTTGATTTTGCGAACGAACGAATTTTTAGGCGGCGCAATAACAAACCGCTGATAGGTCGGATCAAGAATATTTTTCGGGTTAAATGTCACCCAAATTTCAGATCGCTCTTTACGAATAGTCGGAATTAAAATATCCCAACTCTCATTAGAGACGTTTTCGGCTTCTTCAATCCATACCAAATCAATCCCCTCAAGCGATTTAATTTTGTTCGGATTGTTCTTTATGCCATAAAACATAAACTCCGAGCCGGTTTTCAAGCAGTAAATCGCATTGCGCTGTACTTCAAACTCTTCTAGATAGCCAAGATCTTCTATCGTATCCGCAATAAGTTTAATCACACTATCGCTCATCGAGTTCTGCAATTCTCGCCCGCAAAACACCCGCACTTTGGTACGAACAGCAATCTCAACCAATAACTGCGCCACGCCCCACGATTTACCACTCCCACGCCCACCATACAAAATCTTATAACGGCAAGGCTTAATCATGGGCTTTAGTGGTTTAATCAGGGTCTGTCTCATCGCCAAACAACTCCGCCAGGGTAGGCAATTTTTTCTCTTTCTTCATCTCAATTTCAAGCTGATTGTTCTCTTTCCAACCACCTTGGGTTTTCAGAAAGAATATCATCGCGGTAACGTTCCCCGATTTAATTTTCTTCATTAAAGCATTCGTAACCACCGCAATTCCTTTAGCCTTGCCTTTTTTTATAGCTTCGGCAAATTCTGCATTATCTTTTTTACGATTTTGAAGCGTTCTCTCTGAAATACCTAAGCTATCTGCAATTTGTTGATTAGTAAGCCCCTGAGCGGCAAGACTTTCAACCATTGATAAATCTATCTCAATCTTAGGTTTTGTTTTTTTCTTACTCATAGCTGGACATTCTTACACATTAAAGTACAGTTGCTAATAATCACTAAGGAGATAAATATGATGAAGAAAATTGATGTATTAAAAGATTTGATGGCTAAAAATGAATGGAAAAAAGCAATCTCACTAGCAAGTAAATTTCCTAGATTGGGAAATGCTAAAGATGCAATTAAATCAGCGCAAATGGCTTACACAAACCCTAATTTTGTCCGCCAGATAAAAAAAGACCCCGATAAGTTAATTTATCAGGGCATCCAAGCATTGATTGCCAAATACGGTTAATTGTCTTCATTCGGGATGTACACGTCTACATCTCCACAATATTCCGCAGCAATTTTAGGATTTCCTTTCACAAAGACCAAGACATTCTGATGCACCTTTCCTATCTTGCGGCTACCTTTAAAAGGCGTAGCCGCACGCATAGGCATAGTCCCACATACATTAACTAAAATCATTTCATTATAGTAGCTTAAACCGGCTTCTAAGAAAGCCTGAATAGTATCTCCTACGAAATTATAGTAATTCCCTTTTTTATCCCTAACTTCACCGACAACAAAACAAGCAAAGCGATTATCTTTCAACATATCACAAGATTTTTTGATAATTTCAAAATACGCTTTTTTAAAATTATCATAATCCATATTAGATAAATCATTAGGGTTATTAGAATAAACTTCTAGATCGGCATAAGGGGGGCAACTAAAGACTAAATCGGCGGAGACACCATTAGCTAATTTATCAATATTTATGCTATCGCCACAAATCCATATAGGCTGCAACTCATCATTAGAACAAACCAAGTTTCGTTGCTTCAAATTAGCTTCAATTTGCTCGGCTCTAAGATCAACACCGATATAATTTCTATTTAATTTGCTAGCCACAATACCGCGAACACTACCACCTGCAAACGGATCTAAAATTTGACAGCCTTTAGGGCTAAACCAAGAATACAGTATTTCACAAAGCACAGGATCAAATATTGAATCATCGCTTTCAGACATTGAAGTATCTTCTTTCGAGTTATACCTTGCCATACTGTTCATACCGCGCTGCATACCGCTATCGCGACCTGAACCGCTATCAATACCCAAGGCTTTCCATTTTCTTTTTCTATCCTGCCACCAACCTTCTCTAGAATTTAAAATTGAGAAAGGGGGGGCTAAAAACGCCTGTTTAAGATCAAGTTTTTCCTTAGAATTGGAATCACCGCTTATATCAGCCAATAAATCACCATCTAAACTTTTTAAAAAATCATCATCAAAGCCAAGCAAATCAATATCAAAACCGAGATCTTTTAATTCATTTAATTCTAAACTTAATAGCTCAAAATTCCAGCCGGCATTCAACGCCAGTGAGTTATCAGCAATCACGTAGGCTTTTTTCTGAATATCGGATAAGCCCGTTAATCTAATCGTCGGCACAGTATATAAGTTCAGTTTTATTGCGGCTAATAATCTACCGTGACCCGCTATAATTCCATTATTCTCGTCAATCAAAATTGGATTTGTAAAACCGAACTCTTCAATGCTTTCACAAATCTGATCGATTTGTTCATCAGAATGAGTGCGACTATTATTGACATAAGGCTTTAGAACATCCGTAGAAATATATTCAATATTTAAATCTTTATTCATCATTTATCTTTCTAATTTTCCACCGCACTTTCCCGCGCCTTCACATACTCCCGCACCCCGTCCACCTTATTCGCACATAACCGCAATTCTTGCTTGAGCAATAACGCATATTCCACCGTCTCCCCAAAGGTTGAACCGTGGAATGATGGAATAGGGCAGGGGGCAAGCAAACTCACCGGCGGCGAAAAGGCAAGCGTGCGATATTCAATTTCTGGCTTACTTGCGCAACTCGTCAGCAACACCGTTAGGCAGTACAGTACGGCTGCACTGATTACTTTCCAGTATTTTCTTAATGGATTGAATTTGCGCATAACTTTGCTCCCTGATTAACTGCTCTTGCGCTAACCGCTTTTCGGCAATCTTTCTTTGCTCGTCCACATCTTCGTGTAATTCATCAATAATCTTATCCCGCTTAATGACTTTTTCATGCATAGAATCAATAACAGCTGATTGGCGTTCAATATTGAGCTTATTTGTGTGCTGCATATAAAGCAACGCAAGAATAAACACTCCTGCAAATACAGCGACAACTTTATTGAAATGCTTGCAACCATGACTCAACACGTTAAGCCCAAGTTTTTTTATAACAAATAGCCACCACGTCATGGATATACACTCCGTAATAACTCAAAATGCGGTCCATCATAAAAATGCTCATCATCAGAACTCTCATTCATATTCCAATCACCGCCCCAGCGAATAGCAACGCCCAATTGTTTAGCAGCTTGAAACATAGCACTGGCAACATTCTTAAATGGCTCGCGATCATTCCAATTCACTGGTAACGGCACTAAATCCACCGCATGACCAGTTAAATGGCGACTATTCATTGTCTTTGTCGCTTTCTTGGCAAACAATTCTTTTTGTCGCTCTAACGTGCGTTTACCCTCAATAACTTTAAAATCCACCACACTTAATTCAATTGCACGGTGCGCCACTTTCACTAAATCCGCGTGAACGCCTACTAGTTTTTCTTCACTAGCAGCAGATAGCTTAAATTTGCTCATCTTTAATCCCCAATTTAGACGCAAAGAACCCCCGCCAAATGGCATTAAGCACCGCGCCACCACCATAACCAGAAAGCCCTGAGCCTACATAAACTAAATCGCTATCAAGACCGGAAGAAAGACAAATCAATCCCCCAATCCACCCCGCAAACATAGACACAAGCACTTGGCATAAAAAAAGCCCCACGCTAAAGTGGAGCTTTCCCGCTTGAATATCGCTTGCGTATTTTGCAACGCCGGCAAATAATCCGATAAAAACCAATGGGAGCCAGCGTAAAAAAGATTCCAAGTTAGTCGGATCTTTAGTCGGCATAATAAAACCTATTTTACAGATACAGAAAAGCCCCAAGCATTTCTGCTCAGGGCTGTAAATATTTTTTGTGCGTTCTCAACGTGCTAAAACCGCACTATAAATAAAATAATACACCTAATAGCTAGCCATTTCAAGGATTTTTTGAAACTTTTTTAGGGGAACTCAAAAAATTTAGGGGAAATTTCCCCTTTTCTTATAAATCCTCTGCAATAATAGAAAATTTTCGCACGCAACGACCCAGTACGTTTAAACGTGACAAATCATCAATTTCAAAGCTCGATCCCACGCGCTCATTCTCCGCCACCGCATTTAATACACCGCTCGGTGTTTGATATAAACGACGCACATACAACTCATTATTCATTACAAACAAATAAATCCCTTCGCCAGCATATTGTTTACAAGTCGTATCCACAAACATCAAATCTTTTTTATTAATTACCGGCGACATACTCTCATTAAACATCGTTATCATCGCCACGTTCGCCGTAGAGCGTAATTTCAATAAATCCATCATCCCATCTTGCGAAAGGTGCAAAGCTTCAAAAGGGCGAGGGAAATGCGCATTAATTATATCTGTCTCAGCTAAACGATTTACATCTAAGGCAAAAACCCATTCTTCCGTTGGCTTCGTTTTTAATGAAACCTGCTGCTTATGCAACATCTCGCGTAATTCATCACTTCCACTGTCAAAAAAATTATTGACGGTCTGCCCCTGATTGTTATTGATCTGAGAATTTTCCAAAGTGGAATGACTGACGATCATATCGCCGCCATTGCGTAGCCAGTTAGGATCGACACCTAACGCATTGGCAATCTCAAGAATATTTCTTGGTTTTTGAGTTTCACCTTTCACGATATTACTGATCGCACCTTGGGTAGTCCCCACCATTTCAGCTAAATCATTTTGCGTCAAATTCCGTTCAAGCAGTGTTCTTTTTAATCGTTCCGCTAAAGTTGTCATAAAAACCCCCTATTATTTTTAATAGAAATCTTATCAATCTCTAACCCAATAGTAAAAATAGTTTACTTATTCAATGAAATTAGTTTAAAATTAGAAAAGTATTTTTATTTAAATATTTTACTAATATGCAAAATGAGACAATTAATTTAGCCATTCAAGAATGTGGAACACAAAAAAAACTAGCTAACGCCTGTGGTGTTACGCAAGGTGCAGTTGCTTTGTGGCTAAAGGGTGGTGGTATCAATGGCAAATACATCCCGCTTATCGCCAAAGCATCTAACGGAAAAGTCACCGAAACCGACATCTTGCGCTCACTCACAAAGTCACAATAGCGCAACGAATAGTAAAAATCTTCAAGAAAAAGGAAAGGTTTTAATGAACAGTAAAGACATTCAGCGCACGTTACATCGCGATTGTAAAAACGCATCTGGCGGTATCACTACGCTGGCACTCACGCTAGGCAAATCGCCGAATATTTTAGGCAATAAACTTAACGTAGAATGCGAAAACAATCATCTCAGCTTTATCGAAGCCCTCGATCTCATCGAAATCACCAATAGCACGCGCACCGTCGCCGCCATTGCCGACAAAATCGATCATCTTATCGTACCTATGCCCAAATGCGCCAGTTGCTGCGCCGATGTCGTGCAAGGCTTTTTAGACATTACCACCAATGCAGGGAAAATTGGCGAACAAATCAAAAGCGCAGTCCATCCTAATTCAGATTTAGGGCGCGAGTTATCCAACAAAGAAAAACAAACGATTTCCGCCAGCATTGACGCGCTCATTGAAAGCGCATTGTGCTTAAAGTGGGAATTAGAGCAATAAAAAAACCACGGCGGGAACCGTGGCTAATCATTAAGGAATGTATTTATGGAGAATACTAATCCAAACGAAAAAATAATTCAATCGCAATGTGACCGTATTTTGCGTTATTTGCAATCAGGTAAGCGACTGACATCACTAGAAGCTTTAGACAAATTCGGTTGCTTGCGTCTTTCGGCGCGAATTTTAGATTTAAAAAACCGCGGGCATCAGATTTCGGACGAGTTCGTCCACGATGCACGCACAGGCAAAGTATATAAAGCGTATTTTATGGCGGTATGAGATGAGTGTTGAGTTAATGACTAAAGCATTTAAAAGCAAAACCGGCAATCCTTTAACAAAATTAGTGCTGGTAAAATTAGCCGATAATGCGAATGATGATGGTGTTTGTTATCCAAGTTATAAACGTATTGCAATCCAATGTGAAGTTTCGCGCCCTACGGCAATTTCGCACGTTAAGAAATTGGAAGCGATGAAATATTTATCCATTCGTGAACGTAAAACCGAAAACGGCAACGCCACCAATGTGTATATCCTACACCCTGAAAACTGGGAAGAAGTAGAGCCTTTTACTAGTAAACCAGCTTTACCACCCCTAGTAAACGAGCTTAACCAACCTAGTAAACCAGCTTTACCACCCCTAGTAAACGAGCTTAACCCTGAACCATCAATAGAACCATCAGATAACCATCATATTAAAAAAACTACGCAAAAAAGCGAATCCGAAATGTTGCTTGAGCAGTTTGGCATAACAGGACAGCTTGCTAAAGATTTTATTGCGCATCGTAAAACTAAGCGAGGGGCAATTAGCGAAACGCAACTCAACCGTCTGCAAAAACAAGCGGACAAGGCGGGGATTTCGATTTGTGAAGCGGTGGAGATTTGCATCGAACGCAACTGGCAGGGATTTAACGCATCGTGGGATTGGCGTGATGAAAAACTGCGACCAAATTCACCGCACTTAGGGCAATCACACCGCAACAAACCCAAATTTGACGATACGCAGACAGGCTGGTCTGCAGGAATGAATTTCACAGTGGACGGTACACAATGGCAAATTCCATAACACAAAACCAAATTAACACGCTCCCACCAGAACGCGCACAGCGTGCGGAAGAGACGATTAACTGGCTCTTTCAAGAGCTTAAATCGATTTTTCCTGGTTGGCGGGCAGCCTTTGAAACCGAAGCGGATTATCTCTCTGCTAAAAAAACTTGGTTGCGTGTGTTGGTACGAGAAAAAATTACGAGACCTCAGTTGGAGAATGGGATTTGTGAAGCGGAAAACTCGCTTGATAAATTTTTACCTAGCGTAGGGTTGTTTGTTTATTGGTGCAAAGCCTACGACTATCACGCACTAGGTTTACCGAACGAAGCGGAATTATACCAACGTTATCAAACTTTCTTAGGCTATGCCAAATTCAATCGGGATGAATTTCAATATCGTTCAAAAGTGGAATTTTGGTTGCTTAAAAATCTGTACGAAAAGTGCAAGAAAAAATCGGAAGAGGACACGTTGAAAGCTATTCCGAAATTACTCACAGAAGCGGTAGAAAAAGTGCGGTCGAATTTTCCTTTTGAGGATGTTCCGAAAATGATTCCAACAAAGCCACGTTTTTACGATAAAGCGAAGGCTGATAAGGCGCGCGATAGCTTGATGGCAATGATGAAAGGGGCATTGCAATGACAGAACAACAATTTGATAAAAATACATGGCAAACACCGTGCTATGTATTTGAATGGCTATCTCAACGTTTCGGCTGGTTCGATCTTGATGGTTGCGCTACAGCCAACAACGCCTTGACATGTCACTATATCGGCGAACCTAACTCAGATAATGATGAGCATCAATCAATCGCAGATGACTTTCTAATGCCGATTGAGCAAATGTTAGATGTATTGTTGGATGAAGTCGCAGAACGTTGTTCGGCTCCGTTAAGAATCTATGTGAATCCACCTTATTCCAACGTTACACCATATCTACAACGTGCGAAAGAATTATGTGATGCTGGTTATTTAGTCGTGATGTTACTCAACAATGATAAATCTACTCAATGGTATCAAAACCATATTCAAGGCGTGGCAAATGAAGTGATTGATATTACAGGTGGTCGAATTGCATTTATCAACCCTGTAACAGGAAAAGAAATCAAGGGGAATAGCAAAGGACAAATGGTCGTAGTCTTTGATCCAACAATGGAAGACTTTGTCACACGTTCAATTAGCCTTGATTTTATTAAAAAGGTTGGTGGGTATATCCGCATGGAGAAATAGGTTAATGGCTTGTAGTGTTGATGATATTAAAAAAGCACACGGGAAACGAACTGAAGGGCGGTTAAAAATTCAGATGATTAAGTTACAAGGCGGTGTGCTTGCGCCACTTGATGAACTGGAATCAGAAGAATTGAAATCATTAAAAAATGGCGAGCAGTATGAAATTGAAATCATCCGTACACGCAATCCCGCTTTCCATCGTAAGGTGTTCGCCTTTTTTAAATTCTGTTTTAACCATTGGGCTGCAGATAAAACAGAATGGGAACACTTTGATGAGCGCAAGCAATTTGACACCTTTCGTAAACATCTAACGGTATTGGCGGGATTTTACGAATCTACATACAACATTAAAGGGGATTTGCGGATTGAGGCGCAATCCTTGAGTTATGGGAATATGGAGCAAGCAGAGTTTGAAAGCTGTTACAAAGCGTTAATTAGTGCAGCAATCAAGCATATTTTTAACGATACAACCGATGAAAATACGTTAAATCAGTTGTATGCGTTTTTTGGGTAATTATTGCCGTAGCTCTTTTTGTGAGGCAATCGCTAAAAAGTGGCTGCGGTCTTTGTAGATTGGATTGCTTGCAACACGGCTATCAATACGTTTGATAAGGTATTCAGGCAAGCTGATATTAATACGGTGGCGTTTGCCTTGATATGCGGAAATATCTACATCAAGCAACAACCAAGTATCGCAATAGTTGAAATCTTCTTGTGTTTGGTAGTGACGATAGCCTTTATCTTGAAGTTCGTTGATGTCTATTCCGTCTTCAAACATCATTTCTAAGATGGAATGAATGGCATCAGTCACCTGCGTTGGGATTTCCTCAAGGGTATCAGCGGCACTAAAGCAGGAATATTCTTCAGTAAATAATGCTGGCACCGTAATGCCGTAGGCTTCATTTTCGTTTGTTGGGGTTTCAATGCCGATAGTGAATAACATAGTCGCTCCTTGTGGGTTAGCTCGGCAGAGCTATAGAAGCCCTGCCGATTTTTTGATGGATCTTAATGTGCCGATGGGTACGTGTTGTTTTGGATGCGGTACGGGGAACGTCTTCCCTGTGATGGGCGATTGCCAGATTTGATGATCGCCTTTACCGTGCCTGACAAAAGTACAACCTGCACTTTTAAGTTCCTTGATTAAGTCGCTGGATCGCATGCTTCCTCCTTGTCGTCTTAATCACGATAAATTATACACAAGCATACACACAAGTAAAGGATGAAAATGAAATTAAATGATGACGAGATTCTAGAGTTAAAAATCGTGCTTTTTATTGTGGCAGTTTGGGTAATTTTTAATATGGTGTTTGGATAATGGCTAAAGAATATAAATGCAAAATGTGTGGAAACTACTTTATAAAAACCGTTTCAAGTCTGCAAAAGGTCTGTTCGCCAGAATGCGCTATTAAACTTTCGCGCGAACAGACCCGCAAGGCACGCGAGAAAAAAGACAAACAGGCGCGAATCGAAAACCGCAAAAAAATGACCGCACTTAAAGAGAAAAACAAAACCAAGCACGAATTGACCAAGGAAGCGCAAGCGGCAGTAAATAAATATATCCGCCTGCGCGATATGGGCAAAGAATGCATCTCCTGCGGCACGCCCTTAGTGGCATAACAGCTAGGAGGAGGGTTTGATGCTGGGCATTACCGCTCACGTGGAGCTGCGCCACACTTGCGCTTTTATACTCTCAATATCCACGGTCAATGTAAAAAATGCAACCGCTACTACGGCGGCAATGTACAGCAATATCGCCTAGGCTTGCTTGATAGACTAGGTAGCGAAAAAGTCGAACAAATTGAAGCTGACAACCGCCCACGGCATTATTTCCCCGATGACTTACGGCGCATCAAACAGATTTTTAACAAAAAATGCCGATTAATAGAAAAAAGAAAGGGATAATATGCAGACCAAACACATCTTAGATATTAAATTAACTGCTCGCCGCTATGGCAAATGGGCGCGTGAAGGCGAGGGAATTAACTATCCCTCAATTCAGCCCTTTTTACGCAAAGCAACGCCCGATCACGGTATCCCGATGTTAGATGATGAAACCGCAATGCGCATTCACGACGCAACACTTATTATGCGCAACGTCACACCAGAGTTATATCAAGTGTTTATGCTACGGTATGTTAGCAATTTATCGCAAGGTGACGTAGGGCGGGAAATGAGAGTGAGTGTACCAACGATAAAATCTTATCTTTACGCCGCGCATCAATCTCTAAAACTACTTCTAACGCAAAATAAGTGTATTTTTCTCGCTTAAACTTTCATCAAACGTCTGCTTCGGTAGGCGTTTGGTTTCTAAAATGTGATCTATATCACTGAATGATCCCCACCTATTGTGTAATATGCCAAGAATCTCTTGCTAACATCAAGGAAACTAAAATGAAAAAAGCTGTGCTATCCTCGCTAATCTTAGTTGCATTACCCTTTTCAACGCTTGCCGAAGATAAAATCTACAATCCAAGTCCACAAGAAATTGAATTAATGAAATTAGTGATCAAGGAAGAAATAGATGTCTACTTTCAAGGTGGGAAAACTGCTTATAAATATGGTGATTACGTATTTACCACCATATCTGAATTAGAAAAGGAATATGATAAAAATGAAGCTCGAGCCAACAAAAAATTCAAAGGCAAAAATTTGATAGTTTCAGGCACGATAGGTAGCATTGAGACGGATTTATTCGATCACCCGTATATTGTATTTAAATCAAAAAATGAATTTAACTTCAACGCGACACAAGCAAAATTTAAAAAATCTGCTTACGATAAAGTGATCGATTTAAATAAAAGCGATAAAGTAAATTTAGTTTGTGAAGGTGCCGGAGAAGTGGCGGGAACACCAATGCTAGACAATTGCCAATTCCGCGCCGATGTCATCAAATCCATTACAGATCAATATCTCGCAGATTATAATAACCTTTTAACAAAAGGCGTAGATACATCAAAAGTATTTTTAAATAAGATCGTATATATCGTCGCACGACGAGCGTATATAACCAATGGATTTAGCAAATGCAGTAAAAAAATTACATCTGATTGCCTTGATAAGGGCGTAGATAAGAAAAAAGAAAAAGCAATTGAAGATGCGGCTGAGAATAATGATTTTATCCCTGAACTTAAACCATTAGCCGAATATTTAGATTTCCACTACACCCCAAAAGATCAGCGAAATAATCAATAAGGAATGTATTATGACTGATGCCATTTTAAAAGATAAAATCCTATCTCACGCCCAACACGTATTACGCGCTGGGCCACATTGCACAACCGAAGAAACTACCAAGCAAGCATTAATTCTTCCATTCTTGGATATATTAGGCTTTACATCATACGATCCAACTAAAGTAAAAGCGGAATATACTGCAGATTTTGTCGGCGCAAAAAATGGTGAACGAGTGGATTACGCGCTATTTTGTCATAACGTGCCGGTAATGTTTATTGAAGCAAAATCCTACAATGAAGACTTAAGCAATCATGCACCACAGCTCGCGCGTTATTTTAATGCAACCCCTGAAGTAGCCGTTGCAGCAATTACCAATGGCAAAGAATGGCGATTTTTCACTGACTTGAAAGATAAAAATATAATGGATAGTACGCCATTTTTACGCATAAACTTTAGCAGTCTTGATGAAACTAAAATCCCACAACTAGCGCAATTCTGCCACGATAAGTTTCAACCAGAAGCACTCCGCACATTAGCGGAAGAAAGTGTTTATCTTTCCGCTTTCACTAAGGTTATTTCATCGTCTCTAAAAGATGTAGATAGCGATTTTGTTCGATATATTGCCGGTCGTTCCAATATTGGACGCCAGCTTAACCAGCGTTTTATTGAATCCATTACCCCAATCGTGAAGCAGGCAGTTGAGAAAGCTGTGAGCGAAATGGTTGTATCAGGCTTATCCAAGCAGCCGGTAATGGAGCAGTTGGAAGAGCCAGCATCGGAGATGATTGATGAAACCGCGCCTGTCGTCGATCCTAACAATAGTAAAATCGTGACAACCTATACTGAGCGATTATTATCTGAATATGTTTCATTAATTCTAGGCGAAGAAGTTGAACTGATCGCCAAAGACACTGAAAGCTATTTCAGCATTTTGTATCAAGGAAAAACGAACCGCTGGATCTTACGTTATTACGATAACAAGCAACGCCCATCGATTGTAATTCCTATAGAGCTAAATGACGAGAACAGAAAGGAGATCGTGCGCGCTGGTTTGGAAATCTCAGGCAGCCAAATTATTATAGATTGCCCTGAAAACATCTTAAGATTGAGCGGTATCATTCGTGATTGCCTTGAGTATTGTCAAGATGATGAAAATTTTAGAGTGAAGAAAAAATAACGCAATACACAACCCACCCAGCCCGCAATCGCGGGCTTTTTTATTGCCTAAAGGAAATAAATTAAAAAAATATTAAAATAATAGTTTACTTATAAATAGTTTTCTATTACCATACACACATCAAAACAAAACACCCATAAGGAACCCAACATGAACATTAATAGCCCAGCAGAATTAAAAGCCTTTTTCATTACCGAAGTGTTAGAGCGTTACGCAGAGAAAACAGGAAAAGCCTTAGAAGCCTTAGCAGATTTGTTTATGACTAATGAAGATTTCAGAAATCTGATTATGGATGAAGTTGAAGTAGAGGCAAAACAAGTTGTAGCACATATTTAAAAATGTACCCACCGCAATAGCAGGCGTAAGCCGAGAGATAAGCAGAGACGGCAGTGGGATTTAATAAAAGAAGAAGAAAAATAAGAACAGTCACTTAAGTTTATCGCCTAAAGTTTTTACTAAGCCCTTTGAGAAGGTCTTGAATAAAAATTTTAATTGCTCTTTAACAAATCGAATCACCCACGAACCAACATCAACATTGGGAATAATGCGTAACTTGAACGCGTGGGGCTGAGGCAATCAAGATAACGCCATTTTTAACCGCACTTTTCTCTTAATGCAGCCGAAATCGATTTGACCGGCGACCGCGTTGCGGAATCTGACAAATTAAGCGCATTATCACATTAAAGCGCGGTTAAAAATGGTACACAAACAAGGACAACTATGGCAACTATCATCGTAAAGCGTGATGCAGGTTCGCGCAAATTCACCGAAAAAGGCGAAATTTTACAACGTGGTAAAGCGGGCAGATTAGAAAGAATGTTCGATAAACAACGTCGCATTAATGCCGCGTTTGAAAAAATGGTGGTAAAAGAAAGTGCGGCGGATCGCGCAATTAAATTTGCAGCCAACCGCCAAAAAGAGCAATTTATCGACATAGCCAACTACCACTGCTGCAAAGGTAAACCTGCTGGTACAAACACCGTGCACGCAGTGCAGAGGCGCAGACTAGGGGTAAGAGAATTAATACGATAGCCTCGGCTTGAGCCTTACAAGCATAAAGAAAGGAACTCTATTCTAGACAAAATCAGCATAGACTGATTGCACTACTCCACTGACCGCTCGAAAGGGCGGTTTTTTTAGGGTTATTTAAAATGAAAAATAAAATCACAGACTTAAACAATCATTTATTTTCCCAGTTAGAAAAACTGCTTGATGAAGACTTAACCGATGAAGAACTTAATCGAGAAATTAAACGTGCCAATGCCGTATCAGGCATTGCGGCAAATATTATCGCAAGCAATGCGATTTCGCTTAAAGCAATGACATTGTTTGAAAATCGTCAAATTGAAAGAGAATCCCCTGATTTTCTAAGAATATCTAAGGCGCAAGGCGATGACCTCTAATGCGGAACGATTTAAATTCACCGATGAACATATTGCGTTTATTCGCTTACATTGGGATAAAAAGCCATCTGATCTAATTAAATTGTTTCAGCAACAGTTTGATTTATTAATAAATCGTAATGTTTTCTATAAATTAAAAAAGAAACACAATATTCCAAGCCTTAAGCATGCTAATCGTTACAGCAAAGAAGAACTTGCGTTCATTAAAGCGAATTGCACGTTAAATGAAAGAATCTTGGCTCAAAAAATGGAAGTTTATTTCAATAAACCATTTAATCCACACGCGTTAAAGGTTTTGCGCGTGAAGAGACAATGGCTAACCGGACGAAGCGGTCGATTTGAGAAAGGTGAAAATTTAAAACCGATTGGCTTTGAGCGATATTGTGAAAATGCAAAATGTTGGTTAATAAAAGCAAGCATTAAACGTTATGAACGGAAATCGCATTATCTCTGGCGCAAAGCCGGTAGAAAAATTCCGCGTGGACATATTATTGATTACAAAGACGGCAATTCAAGAAATTGCACCCTTGAAAATCTCGAATTAATTTCACGCGTTGAAATGGCTTGGCGAAAGAAATTACAGTATCACCAACTCAATGATGAAATTAAACCCACCTTTTCCGCCTTTGTAAAACTCAAAGAAGGCATAAATCAACGTAAAAAAGAGAAAGATATGGAAGAAAATCAATCCCCCAATATTGCCACGCAGGAACCGACAACATTTACGTTTGAATTTACCGAACACGAATTGCAAACAATGGCGTGGGCGTGGTTTGCTTTATTGCGTGGCATGGAACTTTGCCAAGTGCTTCACCCAGCATTAAAACAAATTGGTTCGCACTATGCTGCATCCGTTTATAGCATGGCTTACGAATATCGCAGCACTCTCCGTCACGCCCATAACGTATTAACACGCATTACAGCACAATTTGAATGCGAGCAAGGCAATAACTGGCGCGTATTAAAATATCTTCGAGCCTACGATCCTAAAAAAACGGATTTTCAGCTAGATATTCTCTAAAACACCACAAAATCCGACCGCACTTTTTTAAGTCTGCGGCGGATTTTTACACCCCAAATTCAACAAATCGACTAAAAAGGAAACAAAATGAAACGCTCAAAAAAACCATTACGCCAAGAAAAACAAAGCTTCACGCACTTTATGAAAGGCAGTGAAAAATGGCTAAACAGAATCTGCTATTTTCTCGCCGCCTTGATTATTGCCCTGATTGTAGGCGGAATTAGCCTACACGCCAATGCCAACCCCACCGATTGGCACGATAACGAATTAAGCGAACAAATCCAACAAGAAGCCCGATGTGAACTTAAAGGGGGCATATATGAAAACGGCGTATGTTTACCGCCTAATCTTACGCTGGCAGCAGAAAAAGAACTGCAGGCTTACACCGCACAAAAACAAGCAGAAATTAACCGCACTTGGAGTAAACAATGAAACCTTCCGATGATTACTACTATCAACTCGATGCTGCACACCAACGAGAAGTGGATTGGCAAGCAGGCTATGAAATCGCTTTAGATGAAGTCGCCACTGAAATTGACAACGATTTAAAGCAAGGCGACCAAACGCATTATCACGAACTCACGGAAATGTTGTGTGATAACGATAATTTCTGGCTTGCTATTGGTAGCGGTGCAAGTTATGAGCCTTATAGACAAGAGGCGATTAAGAAAATTGCAGAGCGTGAATTAAACGACAGAATGAATGATTATGACCCAGATATTTAATAAATCTAGTTAGGAAAAGAAAAAATGTTCGATTTAATTCTCTCCACCGAAAGCCGTGTGCTTTCAACCAATATCACCGACTTTGAAAAACAATCCGATCAATTTTTAGCAACGCTCACACAAAAATTTGAAAGCGATGAAGATTTTGCAGCGGCAAAAGAAGAAGTAAAAACGCTCAAAGAAATTGAAGACAAAATCAGAAATTCAATTAAGTTAGCGCAAAGCGGTGAAATTGCGAAATTGATTGAATCAGCAGAAAAAATCGCCGAGAAATTCCGCGAAGAACGCTTAAAACGCGACAAGCTAGTTAAAGCAAAAGAATCTGAAATTAAAGAAAATATCGTAAACACTGCTTTTGAAAACATCAGTAAAGTGCGGTATGGCTACGAAAGCGATATATCAATTGCACTTGAGCACACAATGCCGAAACAGGACTTGCTCAAACGTTTACACAACGCCACCGCTCGCCGTAGCACGTTGGCAACACTAACTAAAGCGGTACAAACGGAGGAAAATTTAATCCTTGCTGAACTCGCTCAAGAATCTGCCCGATTAATCGCAAGACGAAAATTATTACCAGTATCGCACGAACATCTTTTCAAAGATTGGTTAGAGCTAATCACAAGCAACTGCGATTTAAAACCAATCGTAGAAGAACGTATTCAAATGGAAGAACAGCGCGAACAAGCCCGAATCGCACAAGCTCAAGCAGAAGCTGAAAAAGCAAAAACGGAAAAAGCCGAGACTGAACGTGCGCTAGAGAAAACGCAAGAAAATTTGACTGCACTTTCTGATGAGCCTCTGCAAGATTTCATCATTTCCATTCGATTAAATCAAATTATCAAATCACAAGCTATTGCAATAGCCCTTGGGCTAAAAGAGCGATTCGGTGATGCAGTTAAGCTCAATAAAGCAAAAGAGGAGAAATAAAATGGCAACCGCACTTCAAACGCTAACAAATAAACTCGCAGATCGTTTTGATATGGGGGACGGTACTGGCTTAACCGATGTACTAACGAATACCGCTTTCCGTGGTCAGAAAGTTTCTCAAGACCAAATGACCGCACTTTTGGTTGTAGCGAATCAATATGGTTTAAATCCTTGGACGAATGAAGTTTACGCATTCCCAAATAATGGCGGTATTGTACCGATTGTGGGTGTGGACGGCTGGGCACGAATTATGAATGAACATCCACAATATGACGGAATGGATTTTTCTTTTAGCGAAAAAGGCGATAGCTGCACTTGCACAATCTACCGCAAAGACCGCTCTCGTCCAATTATCGTGACTGAATATATGGCGGAATGTCAGCGAAACACGCAGCCGTGGAAATCTCACCCTAAACGAATGTTACGCCACAAGGCTATGATCCAGTGCGCACGTTTGGCTTTCGGCTTTACTGGCATTTACGATCAAGATGAAGCGGAACGAATTGTAGAAACAAAAGATCCGATTAACGTTACACCGCAACCGACTGTAATTGAAACTCAAGCAGTAGAACTCATCACGCCTGAACAAATTGAACAAATCACCCAGTTAGTTGAAGTCACTCAATCAAATATGACTCAGCTATTAGCGGCAGCTGGCCGTGCACCAAGTCTTGAAAAGGTAACAAAAGCAAATGCCAAACATGTGATTGAAAAACTCCTAACCAAACTTGATAAACAGCAAGCTCAAGATGAACAACTTGGTGAGGATGTACCGATATGTTAGATGGACTCATCACACTCGATTGTGAACAAGGGACAGAGAAATGGCTTGCCGCACGATGTGGCATTCCTACCGCCACTGGCATTTCAAATATAGTCACGCCAACGGGTAAAAAATCGGGGAGCTATCTCCCCTATCTTGCCGAACTCATTGCTGAAAGCATTGAAGGCTTAAAAGAAAACTATAAATCAGAAGATATGGCGCGCGGCAACGAATTAGAACCATTTGCCCACGCTGCCTACGAATTTGAAACAGGCAATACAGTTGTTCAGGTTGGCGGTGTGTATCTTAATGCAGATAAAGATTTAATGATTAGCCCTGACGGATTAATCCCTAATCTACGCAAAGGGCTTGAAATCAAATGCCCTCAGATGAAAACGCACATCAAATACCTACTACAAGGCGGTGTACCACAGGAATATCTCATTCAAGTGCAATCTGCTCTTTGGGTAACTGGCTATGAGACATGGGATTTTGTCAGTTATTGCCCTGAATATTACAAACAACCGTTTTATTTATTCACGGCACAACGCGATCAAAATTTAATGAAAGCGTTCGATAAGCTCATTCCCGAATTTATCAAAACACTTAAAGCCTATAAATCAAAGGAGTAAATATGGACGAAAAACTAGAAGGATTAAAAGAAGCTTATCTTTTTTATAAAAAAGTATTAAAAGACAAAGATGCGATTGCTTGTGGTTGTGTAAGCGATGCCGAAGAATGGTTATGTCGTGAACTTGATAAGCTTTTTAAAGATTAGGGGTAAAAATGGCAGGAATTAATAAAGTAATTATTGTGGGACATCTAGGTAATGACCCTGAAATGAGAGTAATGCAAAACGGCGAACAAGTAGCGAATATTAGCGTAGCAACCAGCGAAAGTTGGACAGATAAAAACAGCGGAGAGAAAAAAACTCAAACAGAATGGCATCGCATTGTGTTCTATCGCCGTCAAGCTGAAATTTGCGGTCAATATTTACAGAAATGCTCTCAAGTGTATATAGAAGGTCGCTTAAAAACACGCAAATGGCAAGATAACAACGGTCAAGATAGATATACAACAGAAATACAAGGCGATGTTTTGCAAATGCTAGGAGGTCGCCAAGATGAGCCAAAGTCACAAAGTAAATCACGACCAAAACCAAATAAACCCGACCCATTAAGCGCAGCAGCTGAACAAGATGGGTTTGATGATGATATTCCGTTTTAGGGAGGTATTATGGCTAATTTTATTAAATTAACACTTTCAGATGAACGAGAAATATTCATCAACACCGAAACAATTGTTAGTTTTAATGCTTATAATGGTGAAACCGTAATAACAACATTAAATTCAAACGATGATGATGTATAAAGGTTAAAGAAACACCTGAAAGAATATTGCACTTTATACAATGCGGCCAACTATTCCGCTAATTGAAGGTGAAATGGATAACGAAAATATAAAGCAACAACTAAAAGAGCTTTACAAACAAGAGCAAACTCTCTACTTAGAAATTGAGCTGTTCGTGAGCGAATTAAAGAAATAATCAACTACATAAAAAAACAAGGCCGCTAGATAGTGGCCTTTAAATTTACAAGGAATAATAAAAATGTACTGGTTCAAAAATGCAATTATTTACCAATTAACAAAAAAAATAGACTTTGAGAGTATCGAAAAACAACTCAAAGAATGTGAATTTACTCCGTGTGGTTCGGCAGATGTTAGCCATTTCGGTTGGTCTGCTCCGCTCGTCACCAGCGAAAACTTATCTCATCAAGCGGACGGGAAAATCTTACTTATAGCTAAACGTGAAGAGAAGATTTTGCCTGTGGAAGTTGTGAATCGTGAACTCAATAAACGAATCACTGCACTTGAAGAAAAAGAACAGCGAAAATTAAAGAAAGTAGAACGATCATCTTTAAAAGATGATGTGATAGCTACCCTACTTCCGCAAGCGTTTTCTCGTATCAAAATGACCGCACTTTATATCGACACATTGAAACAACTTATCTTTGTTGATACAGCATCAAGTAAAACAGCCGAAGATGCACTTGCACTTTTGCGTAAATCGCTTGGCAGCTTGCCAGTAGTACCGTTGGCGTTTAACTGTGCGCCGTGTGAAGTAATGACAAGATGGGTTACAGATACTGCACCTGATTGGCTAATCTTGCGTAAGGAAGTGGAAATCCGCGAAAAAGAAGATCTTGGCGTTATTCACTGCAAGCAAAAAGATGTTGAAGACGAGGAAATTATTGAGCTTGTTCAAAATGGCTTGATCTCTAAACTCGCGCTTGAGTGGGAAAACAACCTTAAATTCGTATTAATCGAAGATGGCACGCTGAAACGCCTGAAATTTGACGACAATATCACCGAGCAGAACGATGATATTGTAAAAGAAGATGTAACTGCTCGTTTTGATGTAGACTTTGTCTTAATGGCGAGCGTGCTTGGTAAAACAGTGGATAGCCTAATAAAAGAATTTGGCGGGATTAGGGATAGATTATGAGATTACTTAAACGGCTAGCTGAAAAAGTCCTGATAGACGATCTTAGACGATTGGATAAACATATTGATAAATCTATCGAACTCCATGAATTGAAGCTACGAAAATTGGGTGAATTAATTAAAAGTCTGGAAGCTGAGAACAATCAACTAAAACGAGAAAATGCGACGCTTGAAACTGAGCTTAGAGCAATAAAACAAGAACGTATTTTTAGTAAACGTAAAAAGAAAAGCAAACGAAAATGAATGAAATTAACATCAAAATCCCCTTACATAAATTCCAAACATTAATGCTCTGCTATGTCCGTGAAACACTCAACAAAAGTGGGAAATCGGTTTTAATCTGCGTCAAAGATGTCAAAGAATATTGGCTGGTGTTAAATAGTTACACGAGAGAATGCATTCAGCACAATGTTAAATCTTATGTAAATGATAATGGCTATTTGCTCAAAAGTGATTATTTTAAAGATGACTTAACCGCTTGGAGTGAATTAGCCAACTGGATAAATGAAAACCGCAGTAGCACATCAACAACTGGCACAACAGCAAAACCGATTGTGCCTGTGTTGCCTGTGATTAATCCCAAACAGATGGGATGATATTATTATAATTTGACACCGCCATCACTTCGGATTATGATTACCGCACTTTCAACAGAAAGTCGGTAGCCACAATTAAGTGGCTTTTTTTGTATCCAAAATCCGAGGTGTGTGATGTCTGAACCCTTTACCGTAATAGATGAAAATATGAAACTACAAATTCACTTACACAACGACAAACCCGTTGAACTTTCTACACTGTGCCAAAGTTTAGACGGCATCTCAAAAGAATATTCACGTTTTATTCAAAATGCCACACCGGAACAAAATCTAGAGCCTTGCGACAGCAATATTTACGTCACGCAAATCACCAAAGGCAGTATTATTGTTGAACTTGGCACCTATGTTGCAGCTACCTACACCCTTGTAGAACACGCCAATGCTATTTTCGAATTTGGTGAACGGCTTGCTCAGGTTTATGGCTGGCTACAAGGTGAAAATGAGCAACCTGATAATATAACGGTAAGCGAGTTACGCCATTTGAGCCAAACGTTAGAACCTGTTTCAACAGATTCAAAAGCAACCATTCAAATTGGTTCGATTAATATAAACGGTGGCGTTCACCTTCATTTTGAAGCAGATAGCATGAAAGCTAACGCGTTACAACATCTACTTGAAAAGAAAATGGCGGAAATGAAAGAGCCAATTGTCGGTCTTCAAAAAGGCTGCGCAATGCAGCTTGCCGTTACTGCCACAGATAAACAAATTGACAAAGCCATTATCGAAGCCTTTTCTAAAAAAGCGGTTAAAGTCAGCTTTGAAACAGAGGAAATAAAACAAACCATGATTATGCGAGAACATCCCTACCACAAACTCTTTATTGTAGATGTAATGGTGCATACGGTAGATGATAAAATCGTGCTTTATCACATCAAAAAATTAATCGATATTTTAGAGAAAGAATAATTGACAAAAACCGCCAAAATCGGCTAGGATGACCGCACAACAATTTCTTCTAGCGGTTTCCGCACCCGACAGCATAGCGGTTTTTTTATGCCTAAATTCTACCTATACATATCTGTATAGGTTAAAAATCGAATATGATCGGGTCGAGAGAACGATATACAATACATCTGAATAAGTTCCGCCGTCTAGAAGCGGTTGTTGAAGCCCGATCACCCTACTAAAGTGATCGAACGATAAACAAAACTTCTAGGGGCATAAAAATGTCAAACTTAACAATTCTCAAAACTTCTATTCGTTCATACGGAAATCTTTATTCATTAAACGATCTTCATAAAGCAAGTGGTAATGCAGAAAAACATAGACCATCTTTATTTGTTCGTTTAGATACAACTCAAGATCTAATTTCAGAAATTCAAAAAGAAGTTAAAAGCACAGATCTGATCTTTAAAACTACTGGCGGTCGAGGTATGCGTGGAACATACGCTTGCGAAGAACTTGTAATAGCCTACGCAATGTGGATTAGTCCAAAATTCCACTTGATCGTATTACGTGCGTTTTTAGCAATGCACCGCAACCAACCACAACAGTTATCTTTGCCAGAGCCTAAAAAATTCACCCGTGAATTTACAGAGCATGACCTACAACAGCTCGTTTGGGCATGGTTTGTTTTATTGCGTGGCATGGAACTTTGCCAAGTACTTCACCCAGCATTAAAACAAATTGGTTCGCACTATGCTGCACCAGTTCATGACATGGCTTACGAATATCGCAGCACTCTCCGTCAGGCACATAACGTATTAACACGCATTACAGCGCAATTTGAATGCGAGCAAAGCAATAACTGGCGTGTATTAAAATATCTTCGAGCCTATAACCCTAAAGCAACAGGCTTTCAGCTAGATATTCTCTAAAACATCACAAAATCCGACCGCACTTTTTTAAGCCTGCGGCGGATTCTCACACCTAAAATCCGACAAAAGGAACAGAAAATGAATAAATTAATCATGACGCTCGTGTGTGCATTTGTGGTGTATATGGCGCACGCCCTAAACCTTAATCAGGACTGTGACGGCAAAATCTGCCACACCGAACAGACACAACAATATTAACAAACCACCGCCCTTATGGGCGGTTTTTTATTGGAGGAAATATGGAACAAACGCTCACTATTCGCGATGTTGCAAAGTGCTTGAACCTTAGCGAAACAACCGTGCGGAAGAATAAATTAAAGTGGGGATTTTTCCAAATGGAAGGGTCTAGAATGTGGCGAGTTTTTAAATCCGATCTTGATCGCAATCGCAAAAAAGCTGAAAATCTCAGCGATCTATATGCGAAGGTCGGTGATACACAGGAGAAACAAAAATGCCGATCCGCAAAAATAAAAATGGCGTGTGGCAAATCGATTTTACCACACCAAGCGGCGAGCGAGTTCGATGCAGTAGTAAAACAACTGACAAAAAATTAGCTCAACATCTCCACGATAAGCTCAAGCACGAAGCATGGCAAGTGGATCAGCTTAACAAAAAGCCCGAAAAAACGGTGGAGCAAGCCTTAATTTTATTGCTCAAAGACGCAGAGCATAAAAAAGACAAACTCACCAAAATTCAGCACGCCAAATATTGGCGCGATGAAATCGGGAACAAGCTGCTTAGTTCTTTAACAAGTGAAGATATTCAAAATGCGATTCCTACGCACGTTGTACGCACAGGGAAAATACTTTCCCCAGCAACCCAAAACCGCTATCGTTCGTCCATTATGCGGGCAATCAATCTGGCAAAGCAAGCTGGTTGGATTGATGTCGTGCCTTATATCGCTAAAAATAGCGAACCCAAAAAACGCATCCGCTGGATTACTGAAAAGGAAGCAGAGCGATTATTAGATAGCTTAAATCTTAATTGGATGAAAGATGTCTGCCAGTTCGCCTTATTGACGGGGGCTAGAATGACGGAGATTTTGTCAATGACGTGGGATAAAATTAATTTTGCTAACAAAATGGCAATAGTTACTGGCGATATTGCAAAATCTGGACGTGGACGTTCTCTGCCTTTAAGTGATGACGCAATTAATCTAATCAAAGAAAGGATGAAATATCAAGTGTCTCCCTATGTTTTTCATAGCGGAACAGGGAAACTACGTGATGATATTTCACGAAGGGATTTTAAGCGCGCCTTGCAGCGAGCCAATATTAAGAATTTCCGATTTCATGATTTACGTCACACTTGGGCAAGCTGGCATATCCAACGCGGAACACCGCTAATGGTACTCAAAGAGTTAGGCGGATGGGAAACGATAGAAATGGTTCAGAAGTATGCACACCTAAATGCCGACCATTTATTGTCATACGTGAATCAAGTCAAATTCTCGTCAAACACTCGCCTTGCTAGGTAAAGCAGAATAGCAGAAAACGACAAACTGGATGATTATCCAGAAACAAAAAGTACGTAAGTTATTAATTCTAAAGAGAAAACTTACAATACTTAGAAAACTCTATTTGGTAGGTTGTGAGAGACTCGAACTCTCGACCGACGGATTAAGAGTCCGAACCAGTTATAATAGATATTAATCAATAATAAATTATAAATCAACCACTTACGCATATAGATATTATATATTTATCCATTAGTCCTATCAACCTTCCATACCTTTTTACACCTATCTTGTCAAATTCTCGTCAAACTAAAATCATTTAATCCTAGCTGATCATTGAGTTAATGATAAACAGTATT